GCTACACCGAAGAAAGAGTATGGGTTTAGCTCGTAAGGCACTGCATAATAAGGAATTTTTGCTGGCTTGAAAGGGTTGAGCACCGCACGAATTACACGGCCATTACACAACCATATGTTTGCTTGCAACTCATCAATATCTTTAAATTCTTCTGGTACATCTACCCCAGCTTCTTTTAAAATATCAAGATCAATATTCCCCCAATATTCAAGGACTTCGTATCGGTTAATATCGTACTCAATTTGATAATCGCTTAGGTCATCTTCCCAATACTTCTTATCATAAGATTCGCCCATATCAATCACATCATCAATTACTTGATCACGAAAGAATGGACGCTTTTTCAATGCACGTAATTGTGTGCGTGACATCTTGTGCCTTTCGACAATGTATTGAGCTTCGTCCATATTATCCGCATCGGGATCTGGGTAAAAGTTCCAGATAGATACATGATCTACGTACGGCACTGTGCGAATTAAAGGATCATATTCTCCTTCTTCATCCCAGTTTGGATACTCTTTGTCTACAGCAAACGGACCTTTCATGATCCCCGTACCAAAGAGTGCCATTTCAAATGCGGCACTGCGAAGCTTCTTGGATGCACTAGATTCCTCTAGCTGATCCATAATTTTCTTTTCCATTTTTTTAGCGGCTAACTGCGCTGGAAAAAATGTTTGTGCTGTTGGTGTTATGCCCGGACCTTCTTCAAGTTTTTCAATACCTTGCAACTTATTGGTGGAACTTCCTAGAAGATCTTTTAAAGTTGCTCCAGCAGGAAAATCTTTTCCATCACCAGCAAATCCGTAAGGAGATTCTCCTACTTGGATTCCGTCATCCTCTACGCCTTCAGGTTTTTGTGGATCGAAGTTAACTGCTTCTACGACACCCTCAGGTAAAACCGTTGGTTCGACAGATAAAGGGAAGCGTTGACCAGCAAATAGTACATCAACAATCTGCCCATACGCCGCAAGAGTTTTTGTCTTAGTTACTTTAATAAATACACGAGAACGCTCAGCTTCAGTGAACTGAACGTCGGGACTATACAAACCTCTATAGTTGCGATACGCCTGCAACCATCTTTCTTCTTCAGTACGCCGAGTGTCTTCCGCTTTAGTGTACCGCTCCATCACAAAGTTTAAGAGCCGTAGCACTGACGGATCTTCATCGGAGAGGGCTGTTACATCTTCTAATGTAATTCCAGTATCTTCGATGATAGTATCTTGTTCTTGCATATTTAATATCCAAATGTATTATCGGCTGGAACGTATCCAGAAGGTCTTTGGTGAGAAGGATCAAAATCCCAAATAGAAAATCTTGGTCTAGACATTATACCATAACGCAATGCGTCATATAAATGGTCTTCTGCTTTAGTGTCTACGTCTTCGGGATTTTTCTTATCTAGTGGAATGCTAGGCAGTTGAGCTATTAAGTTAGTGCAGGTTTCAAAGAAAACAATTCTTGGTTCTTCCATAAACTCATCGACTTGCAACCTACGATGCACTTCGTTCTTTCCTGCTTTTCGGGAACCTGCTGAACGATCCGACGGCCTCCAACGGCACCCTTTTTGGATCATCTGTTCAGCGAGTGATGGTCCGGTATCTCCACGCTTATGCCAGCACGAACTGTCTAGTACCCCATACTTGATGTTGCCATCATCCGCCTCAAGTTCAAGAACCATATCTGCAAGATCAGTTGCCAAGACTTTACTAACGTATAGCTCACGATAGACAATAAGCTGTTCATCAGGAGTACAGGCAAACCAAACAACAGCAGAATAAGAGCCGTACCCATAATCGCAGGCCCTAAATTTAACCCAATTATTAGGTATATCAAAAGGAGCGATAGTGTGTATTTCTCTGTTGAATTCAGGAAACGCCGCACCTTCCGCAACATCCCAATTACCCTCTAATAACTGTTTACGTTGATGCTCAGGCAAGGACAAGAGCATTGCTTCATAGTCACCTTGCTCATACAGATACGGATTATCTGTCAGCATCGCTGGAATAAATCTACGTTTAAATAATGGTTCACCTGCCTTGCTGTGAGCGGGAGGGTACACTAAAGTTCGATTTGTATCAATGTCCGTAGCATTAAAAGGTTTTCCGGGAGGAGCAGGATCTATGAACATCTTTTTAACCCATTGGTGTCCCGGACCTCCCGGGTTTGTAGTGCCACGCATATAGATGGGAAGATCCGATGCTGTGCTACGCAAACGAGATCGCATATAGTTCCACGCAAATGGAGTAGGCCACTGAGTCAACTCATCAAAGCCTACCCAACTAAATGCAAGGCCTTGATAACGCATAACGTCTTCATCTCTATCAAGGTATGAGAACCACAGCCTAGCACCACTAGGTGCAGTCCACTGCATCTTTCGTTCTGACCACTTTATTCCGGGCCAGATCTTTGGGTACATCTCTTGAGATTTCCAGATCAGTTCCCTAAGTTCTTCTGTTGTGTGACGAAGTAGCAATCCACTGAATGACGGGTGTCCCATAAATCGTAACGGGTCAGCCAACATAGCATAAGACTTACCACCGCCTGCGGCACCTCCATACAGCACCTCCCTTTCCCCCGATGCTAAAAAGTCAGTCTGTGGACCGGGGTTAGGCTTAAAGATTACATTGTGTTCTTCAGGCCGTATTGGTTCAAACTCAGGTTCCTCGTGAACATCTTCACGGATTTCAATTGCTGGCTGACTCTGCACCTTCGGTGCTTCTTGTTGCACCGAGCCTCGTCTTTTCGATTTCCTCCGCCTGCTGGATCGCCTTCTGGTACCTTCTGGCCCATTCACGGAGAGTTGCAATTCGTCTTTTGTTGGATTGCTCACTTTCGATTCGCTTCTTTAAACCCACATGAGAAATGCTTCGACCTGTTTGTTTTGTCAGCCAATTACCAACTTCTCTGTAACTGTACTGCTGTAGATATTCTTTTGCTTTCTCTAACGCCCTGAGTTCTTTTGGTATCGGCAGTAACATGTCACTGTCTTCAGGATCTTCTTCATACCCAAACGGAATGGTTCTAGCTATTCGTGGAATAGGTATAAAGTCTTCATCTTTAATTATATTCTCAGGCTGTGGTAATATCCACTTGCCTGTACTTCGTTTAGTCGTCATCCTCTGTACGTTTCGGTGGGAGTAACATCACACCGCCTGTTGCTTCAACTTGTACCTTCTCAGATTTAATGATGCCAATACGATCCATAACTTCTTTAGCCGCTTGCATTTTTTCTTTAATGCCCAACTCAGTTGGATCGTGTAACGCACCAACCATAGCCATAGCCGCACGAGGGCCATTCTGAGCAAGGTACATGTTGGTACGTTCTAAAATTTCATCTTTTAGTGCATTTACAATTTCAGCAGTGTGTTGATTCGCAGAATACCCTGCAAGCTTTTTAGCTTCCACAACATTACCACGTGCATCTTCAAACAGCACATTTAAAAACTTTTGTTGCTTTTCAGTTAGTTTTCGCATTATCTATACTTCTTGCTTTTCCGTTTTGTGCCGTCTACTCTTGCTATCAAACCTCTAGCTTTAGCAGATGCCCGTTCTGTAAATCCTAATTTTTTACCGCTTTTAATTTTAGCACGTAATGTAGATAACTTAGGCTTTGGCATCTCGTTGCTTTCTCAATTGCTCTTTTGCTTTTTTAGCTAATCTAGCTTGTTCATGTTTTCCAGCAACTTTAGCCCGTTGCTCTAGTACAGTTAATATCTGTATCTTTCTAGCGTATGGCTTTTTGATTCTTTTTACTTTAGCGATAGTTTTTTTGGCATCGTCCACAGTGGCGAAAGCAATAGACACAGTGTCTTTAGGATTTTCATCCGTATATAATCTTCGACCACTACCTTTTGGTTTTTTACCTGTTCCTTTTGCTGGATCTTTTTTTGATGCCACTTAAAACTCCAGATAAAGTTCTTGCCTGACCGGCATGTGCTTTCGATGCCTTCTTCAAACTTTTCATTACTTTTTTTATTTTTGCTGTGCTTCTTTTGTTGACTGCCATTTAACGATACCTTGATGTCTTCTTAGCTATCCTTTTAGGCTGTTTCGCAAACTGTTTGCCCGACGCTTTTGCTTTCCGTTTGGCTTTCGTAGTTGCGGCATATTCTCTGGACGAGAGCGCACGGATAGCCGCTGATGGCAGATAACGCTCCCCAGTGGCCTTTGGTCCTTGCGTCGAAGGCTTTCCTGATTTCGTTCGCCACTTCTGCTTTGTCCAATCCTTTAAGCTCTTTTGGGACTTCTTGAGTGCCATTAGTTTTTGTAACCTCCTCCTGCTTTCTTATAGGAGGCGGCGAGCATTTGGGCTTTCCTAGCACTCCATTGACCGGGTGCTCCACCTTTTCCGCCAGCTTTGATACGGTTAAATATCCGTTTCCGTAGGCCGGGTTGGGTATAATTGCCAGCTTCATTGACTCTACTCTTTGGTTTGCCTCCTCTTGCCAATTTATTAACAGGAGGTTTTGTTTTACCAGCTTTGGATAAAGCAATCGCTACAGCTTGTTTTTGAGGCTTGCCACGTTTCATCTCGCTTTTAATATTACGAGATATAGTTTTTTGTGACTTACCTTTTTTAAGCGGCATCGCTATTTTCCTCTTCTTTTCTGCTATCCCAGTATCCTATGCCATAATCGTGTGTTATCTCTTCTCCCGCTTGAATATCACGTAAAGCAAAAAAGCGAACAAAGTCCACTTCATTTTCTTCGACAGTCCATTCAGCGTTTGGGTTATCAGAGTGATTATAGAGCATGGCATAGCCTAGTGGTGCGAGTAAACAATCTTCATCTTCATAAGGAGTGCCAAACAAGTAATCCTGTAAGATGCTGGTATCTTCGATCTGCCCCTCGTCTAGTATGACGTAGGGACACATCTCTACTGTTTCATCTTTTTTGATTACGGATGTCGCAAAAACTCCATATCCGTGAAGGTCAGATTTTTTTACGGTAATATTTAACAAGAAGATTACTTCTTCTTTTTAGACATGCCACCACGCATCATCTTTTTCTTAGCCATTTTAGCCATACCGCCACCGGCCATTTTCTTCTTCTTAGCCATTTTAGCCATGCCGCCACCCATCATTTTCTTTTTCATGGGCATACCACCGCCACGCATCATTTTCTTTTTAGCCATTTTGGCCTTGCCGTTATGTCCGGGCATCTCGTAATCTCCTTCGTTCAACTACTAGGCTGTTGTATGTATCTTCTGGAAAGTTAGTGTAGTAACCACTTTTTTCCAGACTTAATGCCGCATCATCTAGAATAGATAGACGTTGAACAAAGACCATAGCGTAATCGAGTTCTGAGTCCTCTAAACACTCTACCTCTTCTAGAAAATGCAACCCTGCTTCAGAAGGACTGTAGTCTGGATGAAATAACATTAAATGTAAGTCAGTTCCAGTAACCGACAGTGCTTCATTGATACCATCACAAAAACCATCAAGG